AATTGTTTAGTTAGTGAGCTTAAATTAAGAATAGCCTGGTGCTATTCAGTACCACCACCTATGAATACAAATATGTGGTACGATAGACATGCAACATCAAGCACAATGGGAGACGACAACATTGGTGCTGTAAAACAAATAATGCTACCTTATTTTAATGCTAGAAAAGTAAGTGAAGTCCATGCCAAATTCGGTAGCAAGTACACATCAACAAATAAGGTAGGTGAAATTGTTGATTATAAACCTATTGATGAATGTTCATTTTTAAAGAACACAACAACAAAATTTAATGGCTTGGACGCACCGTTGATGGAATTACCAGCTTTATTAGAAATAACAAACTGGGTAAGAGGAGGAGATGGAATTAACATTGAAGAAGCAACTGAAAATAATGTTAATACAGTTTTAAGATCGCTTGTTTTCTACGGAAAACAAAAGTATAACGAAATTCGAAACAAAGTACTCTCAAGGAAACCACACTTTAACCTGTTGACTTTTAATGAAGTCGAAAATACCTATATGCAATTCGGAACTTACCCAGGCTCAGATGGCAATACAACCATATCAGCACATTCTGGAGAAGCTATGATTTCTATGTTTCATAAAGAAACCGGCACAACAAAAATGGCAACAAAACAATCAGGAAAATTATTAACAAAATCAGACATGAATGACAGAATAAATAGTGTATGCTTAGCACAACTTAAAGTATTATACAAATTAATCAACGATATATTAAACGAACGGAGGGCAAATGCTAAACGAGAATTTAATGGAGAAGAATTAATAACAGTCGTTGACAAAGGATTCTATGCAACAGTAGAAACAGAATCTTTAAGAATATTTAGTGAAGAAATCAAGAAGAACTTAACAGCAACAAAGAATGCAGGTAAAGCAATAGATTATATAGAAAAATTAATAGAACCTGTATCTGTCATTGGTAACATGTTTGGTTTATTAGACAAACCATCAATGGAACAAACGGTATATCCAGTAAGACACATGGAAAATTACCAAACAACAACAAAAGGAGTAATGAATATAGAGAAGATGATGCTAGATCCATCTAAGCAAACATTCATAGATGGTGAACATTTTGGAGTCGATAGCAATTTCTTAAAAGTATCAACAATATCAAAAAGAAGAACATATATAGGATCATTCGTATACTCAACAAGTGATCAAGTTGGTACTCAATTATGGAAAATACCAGTAGGACCTATGTGGTATAGCTCAAAAGATATAAATCTTAATAATAAATATACGTTTGATATTGACACAGTTTCATACTGTGCTAAAGGAATGACGCATTGGAGAGGAGGAATTGAATACACTTTTGATTGCGTTACATCAGCATTCGATGAAGGAGTATTAGATATAACATATCATCCGTTATATCAAGCACCAGCAACATATGATGAAGGAGTTTCACAATATTTCACAAGTATGCAAATAAGAAATTCAAAAAGTAACGTTTATTCAGTTATTTGTCCTTATTTAGGATTGACACCATATAGACAAGTTAGTTCAAAGTTATATGATTTATACGATCCAAATCAACCCATTGATACTTACTTCAATGGTGAATTAGCAGTGTGGGTTTCATCACCACTAAGAGCTCAAAAGACTGTATCATCAACAATAGAAATATTGGTGTATATGAATGCTTGTGATGATTTTACAGTAGCAAATCCAGGATTTTCAAACGCAACCTGGGAAACACAAGCACAAACTAGAGGTATTCAGAAAGCTACAAAGAATTCAGGAACTGAACCACAACCATTAATAACAGCACCAGCATCAATAATTGAAGAGAATAGTGAAACAGTTGAACCAGAAGTTAAAGAAGAAGATATAGACACTGGTAATAAAGGAGAAGAAGGAACATTTGATGAAGGTTCTTCTAATGTTACATCACAGCAAGGAACTCATATAGTAGTACAAGACCAATATCAAATTGTACCAGGAACGCATCAGAAAATTAGTTTTACTAATTCGAGACGTATAAGACATTTAGCTGATCAAGCTTGGAATTTAGAAGCTCAGTTATCAAGATTCCAACTCATTGAAACATTAGACTGGAGTATAACAGCAACACCAAATGATACAATTAAAAATTACAATATACCAATAGACATGCTTGTATCAACATTAGCATCAACACCGTTTACACACTATGATGCATGGTGTTGTAAGTATATTGACATCAAATTTGTGGTAGTAGGATCAAGATATCATCAAGGAAGATTAATGTGTGCATATTTACCTTTATCTAAAGAAAATTACAGCAAATGGGGATTGAGAAAATTATCAACATTGAACAACGTTACTTTAGATGCGTCAATTGGTCAATCAGCAACAATAAGAATGCCTTTTATACATCCACAAGGTTATTTAAGATTGTTTAAAACAGGAGGTGATTTTATGGGAACTATAATAATTAGAGTTTTAAGTCAATTAATGGCAACAGCAGATTCATCACCAACAATTCAAATTAAAGTGTATGCTAGTATTAGTGATTCAGTATTTAAGATACCAAGATCACAACCAAAAACAACATTAAGAAGTTTAGTTGAAAAAGCTTTCAAGAATTCAGGTACTGAACCAATAACGTTAGCAGCAAATAGAGCAAAAGTATCTGATCCAAAAGTACACCATTTCACAGAAGTAGTAACAGATTTTAAAGAATTAATGAAGAGAAATATTGTAGTTGATGCTATAGAAAATTTTAAAGATCTAGATTTTCAAAGACCAGTTGATATATTTCAAATAGCACCACAAGCAAATTGGTATCTTAGTACTATGGCATTATATAGAGGTAATTTTGTTATTAGAGTCGAATCATTAGTTACAGAAAACAACAATTTACCGGCAGAGGGGATTATGTCATTTACACATTCAGCAGCACCAGCACCAATAGAGGATACCACTGCATTTGGAAGTAACTATGCAGCAAGAGTTTTGTACAATACATCAAAAGTACTAGAATTGGAGTTGCCATATGCAGGAAATTTTGCATCAGAATATGTTGAGAAAGATGCAATTAACACAATACCATCAAACAATATGAGATTCATACCACCACCAGCAGGAGGACAATGTTCCTGTGTTGTAGGTATGAGAATAGCAGATGAAACAGCATTTGGAGTATATGTAGGTTTACCAACCGTAACAATAAATGATTCATTTCCTACATACGATCAATGGATAAAGAAGAAAAATTAAATTATCCATACATTTAGTTTTTAGTTAATTTTACTAATAAAATACTGAGCCATACCGGCCATAAAACAACAAATTAGGTAGATCCTTCAAGGTAGAAGCAAAAACCACACATGTAAATAGCTTTAAAAGATTTGCGACGACATAACTCTCTTAAGTATGACAACGATACTTAAGAAGGCGCTGAACCTTGTCACCCTTTTAATTATACTGTGTTTTCACCATTACTATATATTTTTATTTATTATTATATTTTAGTTTTATTTAAGGTAATTCTTAGAATTACACTTTTGTAAGGTCCACGAGTACCATAACTCCTAATCAAATAAACAACACGCAATAATTTATTAAATGCATAAAGATCGATAGATATCAAAGTCTACCCCTATTTAAGTATTTTGAT